TCTTCTGTGAAAATTCCTAATTGCTGTCTTGCGCTTTCTTCTCCTGCAATTTCTTGTAAAGTTTTACCTGCATCAAGTCCGCTTTGTATAATATCATTTGATGAAATCTGTGTTGATAATCCTAAACCCTCTCCTAATTCTTGTTCTTCTTTTTTCTTTTCTAATATTCCTTTGTTCCTTGCTATAGCATCTCTATTTTGGTCTATTCCAACTTTGTATGTGCTTCTATATCCCCATAAAAAAGGGTTTAATAAAGAACCAACATTTACTGTGCTTTCTGCGACTTCAAAATTTTTCTGAATATTATTCATTTCTTCTAAAGCATCATCAAAACTTAATTCATTGAAGATAACATTATTTAAAATTGAATTTGATTGTATTGCTCCATTTTGTATTACATTATCAAATGCTGCCCATGTGGAAATAGTTGCTGCCCCTGTTATTCCTGCTGCTATTAGTGTGAATGGCGTTCCTGCTCTCCCAACATCTAATAATTTTTCCCATCCTGTTCTTAGGGCTTTTGCATTTATCTTCTGCATTTTATCCATACTTAATTCATTTCTTACATCACTAATTTTTCTTCCTGTTAGTGCAGCTACTCTTTGAACTGTTTTTTCAGGCACTCTTACTTTTCCTGTAAGTGTTTCTGATATTTTTGGTTTTTGTGCTTTACCTATTGCCCTAAATGCTCCATGTCCGAATTCAGTTGCAGAACCTAAAGCTCCCCCTGTTCCTAAACCTCTTAAAAATCTAAATGCTACATTTCCACCTGCACTTAAAGCTTCTCCTGCTGGTCCTAATGATAAAGCATTAATAACATCTTCAGAAGTAAAACCTAATTTACCCCCTTTAGCTCTTTCTTCAGCTACAGCTGCATCATATTCTTCTCTTGTAATTCCATTTCTTTCTAAGACTTCATTAAGAGTTGCCATTATGTCTGACCCCCTACACTTGCAGGTTGCATTGATGTATCTTCAGGTGTAGAAGCTTGCATTGTTTCTGATTTACTTTGTCCTGTTAGTATTTCGTTTTGTAAACTTGCAGGGAACTCTAAATTAATACTTATTCCTAATTGAGAACCACATTGTTCTTCTATCTCTAGTTGTTTTTCTTCTACTGTTTGTTCGAAGGATAAATAAACAATCTTTCCTGCTGCTTCTGTGAACTCAGAAGAGTTACCTACTATTATCTTAGGTACTCCAGCAGTTTCATAGAATGTATTATCTAAATCTTTGATCCATTGCTTAGGGTCTAGTGTAGCATTAGGTGCTACAGCACTAACCTCTGTTTCAACGGTGTCAAATGGTATGAATATGTCCTCAAAGTCTTCTTTCATATTTTTTACTTTTGTTTTGAAAGCTGCAATCTTTGTTTCATTGTTTGTCTTTAGCTTCCAGATTCTTATAGGCATAATATTTCTTCTCAGTAAGGTTCTGTTATCCTTCTCTGCTTCTTCTTTAGCTTCCACAACCCATTTTAATACATCAATCAATGACGTTCCATGAATCTCATCTGCTATCCTATTTCTTGATAAGTGAAATATCTCCTCTGGCTTCATTGAGGTTACTGTCTTTTGTTTATCTGTCTTAGAATAAATCTTATATTTTGTAATTACCCCTTTTCTGTTTTGTATTATACCTACAATGCTGGGGTCTAAAGGTTTTAGATTAATTAAATATCCATCTTTATTTCTTACTTGCTCTGCAAATGCATCTCCACCAATTTCTGAAACCTTCATTAAATTCTTAAGAATGCTGTTAAAAGTTTCTTTACCATTACCTCTAATTTGTAATAATCTAATCTTTGTTAATTCATCACTTATGTAACCCTTTCCTATTGTCCATCTTGCTAATGCATCTATTGCGTTTCTAATTGTTTTGTTGTTTTTGTATAACCCTAATTGATTTGTCCATTCGTTGTTTCTCCATTCTGTTTCTTTTTGATTGGTTGCACTATCAGTGGTGTAAGGGTCTATTGAATAAGAGCCTATCTGGTTCTGGTGATCTGATGTTGTTACACTTGATATATTTCCTTCTGTCATTATACATCTACCTCAAACGGAACTTGTACTAAAAGGTTTGTATCTGTGGCATCATCGAAAGCTTTCCATGCTTGCTCTGTTGAAGGGGGTACATCTGTGGACAATCCAATGTCATTTCTATTTTGTGGATCATTTCCTATTCCCCAAACTTTCTGCCTGTCTGTTACATTCCTTCCCCATAGATTCACGCTTAATCTCATTTTTTCATTTGGTTTAAACTTTTGTTTTGTTACTGGGAATCTTGCGAATATTATATGACCAAACTGTTCATTATCTCCTAATTCCTTTGCTAAAGTATCTGTTAGCTTCTCACCTAGCGAAGTCTCTGTTCCTGCTGTATCAACATGATATAATATTAGTTGTCCACTCATATGAACTGTTTGTGTCTCAGCACCAGGCTGAGCATCACCCATACTTATTGGTACGTTTACATTTACGTTACCATTGACTATATTTGTACTTCCAAAAGTTAAATCAAAATTCTTCTCCATTAATTTTGTGTTATTGTCTATTCTTACTGAATATATCTTTTGTGCTATCTGTGATGAATAGAATGTTTGGTTGCTTAAGATATTTCCTGAGATATTATCTTCTTCCAAGAAGTTTCCACCGTAGAATACTACAACAGAATCACCAGCAGCTATATCGCTGAATGAATAATTTGCAAGTGCTCTTTCTTCTTTTTTTATTAATTCGACCATTCTTTTTGTATTCTTCCTTCTTCAAAAGCTTTTTCTTGTTCTGGAATTTTCCCGTCATCTCTTCTGTCAAATGGAGTTGAGTGTCCTGTTAATATCATATCTTCATCCATATATATTCCACCTTCTCTTGCTCTTCCCAGCAATCTTCCCCATTTCTCTTCTTTCTTATCTCCTAGGATGATTTCTATTTTCTTACCTTTGATTCTTCCTTCCAGGTAATCTCTTGCTGCCATACCCCCTGGTTCTGAAAGTTCTGGGGCATTTGTTCCCAAGAACCTCATTGGAGTTAGGAAGTCAAACCCTGGAATTCTTATGGAGATTGTATCTCCATCATGCACTCGGTACACAAAACTATCAAAAGTTTCCATTAACTCTAATTTTTCCCTTTCATCCTTTGTAAATTCTCTGACCTTTTTTGATTTTAACTTCTTCATGTTGAGCTTTGACTTGGGTTCTCAATAAAGTGCTGTTTTTCTTTTGCTCTTAATAATGAGATAGCCCTTAAGTATGCATCTCTTAAAACATTAATTCTACTCTCAGCCTCTAATCTCCCAATTCTTAACATGCTATAGCCTACCAAATGGACTGCTGCACCTTTTGCACAAGCACCCTCTAATATTTTTTTAGTATCATCATCTAAAGCGCTATAAACATCTGTCCAATTAAATTCAGATGCTACATTAATTTCACTTTCTATTTGTGTGATTATATTATCAACAAAGAAATCAGTACCTATGAACTTTGTATCTAGGTCTGGTGAGTAATCTTCTCCTGCAAATCCTATTGCCATTCCACTTACACAAAATGTTGTTGTTACGATCTTCTTCTACTCCTTTCTATTTTATTTCCTAAGTCTGCAATTGCTATTATTATTGCTTTTGTATCCTGTGTTATTTCTGGATACTTTGTGAATAGTCTTTTAATCTCTTGTTTGTCCATGCTTATTGGAAGTGTACCCATATATTTAAACTTTTGTCTTTCACGCACCAGGCGGCTCTAATTAATCCTTCCGTTATGTGGCTGTTACTTCCCCAAATTTTCATTCTTCCCGTTACTGGGTCATGTTCAGCTTGTATAGATTTGAGTGATGCTTTAATTTCATCATCATCAAGAAGTTTTATTTTTCTTTGTTGCATTAGTCTTTTTAGGTTATTATA